CGCTCGGCAATCTTATGAGCGCGCTTGGTGAGCTTGGTAACGCCCTAGGGCCAATCTTCGGCGCGGCAATAGACGCCATCGTTCCGGTGCTCAACTCAATCGTTGAGGTACTGGGTGGAGCGTTCGCGGTCGTCGTCAATGGCGCAGCGGATCTCATCAAGCAACTCGCGGACGCAATCACGAATCTATCCACTGGCGGAGGATTCGACGCGTGGCTTCAGTCCATGCAGCCGGTGGCCGACTTCGTCATGAGTATCCTGCAGCCTGCACTTGATGGACTAAGCACAGGCGCGGGTCTTATCGTTGAAGCATTCAGCGGATTTGGCGAAGCTGTCGGCGGAGCGTTTGAGACTCTATCGCCATACATTGAAACAGCACGAGACGCCATTTCTCAGTTCGCTGCAGCGGCTCAGCCACTTGTTGACACGGTCCTGCAGAACTTGGGCGTGGCGTTTACTACAGTGGCCACAATCATGTCCGTGGTATTTGGTGCGGCGTTTGAGGTTGTCGGCGGCATCGTCATGACGGTTATGGGAACAATCTCCGGCATCATTCAGACCACGGTCGGCGTAATTCAGACGGTTATCGGCGTGTTTGTTGGCATCTTCACAGGCAACTGGCAGATGGCCGCAAATGGCGCGCAGACAGTATTCCAGGGCATGAGTACAACCGTCACGAGCATCGTGAACGGTCTCTCGTCTGCTCTGTCTGGCATTGTCAACGGTATCTCCGGAACGTTCCAGGCAGTGTTTAACGGTATCTCGACCACAGTGGGCAACGTCTTCCACGGTATCTCGAGCACGATTGGCAACGTCATGGGCGACGCTAAGAACACCGTATCCGGAGCCCTGGACGCCATTAGTGGATTCTTCCGCGGACTACATCTGGAGTTCCCAAAGATTAAGCTTCCACACTTCAGCATTTCCGGCACATTCTCGCTCGCGCCACCATCTGTTCCAAGCTTGGGCATTGAGTGGTACGCCGACGGCGGTGTTCTAATGAATCCGACCATGTTCGGCATGAACGGAAATAAAGCCATGATTGGCGGAGAAGCAGGACCTGAAGCGGTCGCGCCAATTAGCACGCTCACAGGCTACATCAACGACGCGGTGAACAACTCTAAGAGTAACGACGAGCTGATTAGCGAGATTGCTGGACTGCGTGAAGACGTGCGCAATATGCGCGTTGTGATGGATGGCCAGACGGTCGGTTCGATTGTCTCGCCGTATGTGGACTCGAACCTCGGAGAATATAAGGTGGTGGCGAACAGATGACGGAACTAACAGACACGTATGAAGTTGTGGTTGATGGAGTGCCGCTCTGCGCCACCTACCGCTTAGTGGTCACGAACTACACAGACAAGCCGCCAGCCACTAGAACGTCTACAGTGTCTATTCCTGGACGTGACGGCGTGCTGGACTTGTCTGAGTGGCTGACGGGTGCTCCGGTGTTCGACAAACGGACAATCACCATCACGCTCTCACCGCTCGATACACACGACTGGACAAGCGTTGAGACGACGCTGACCGCTCTGCGTAACATGCTCCATGGTAGGCGCCTAGAGTTCACCCTGTCCTGGGACGAGGGTTATACCTACACAGGACGCTTCGAGGTCACCTCCCAGACGCTCTACGACGAGACGGCGGCCATTAAGCTCACGATCACTGCAGACCCGTACAAGTCGCGCGGCGTCATGCACTACGAGCTTGACGGTGAGCTTGGCAAGACCTACACCATCGACGGCCCAGCGCATGCGGTAGTGCCGACCATTACATGTCAGGCGCGTGCATTGGTCAACATCAACGGGCGAACCGTTGACCTTCAGCCGGGTGTGTGGATAAACCGCGACCTGGAGCTGCACAACGGAAAGAACCGCGTAACCGTGAACACTACGCCGGACTATGGAACGGCCATCTGGCGCGATTATGCGGGACTTACATGGGAGCAGCTTGACGGCACAAGCCTGGCATACATTGGCCGCGCTGGAAAGAACAGGCTCAAGGGTCTGAAGTGGTCCAGCCTTGCCGGTAAGAAGTGGCAGGACATGCGCGGAACGTGGCGCGAGCATGCGTACGTTGATGACGCAGAGACGCACAACAACACAACAGTTATGCTCGACTTCGATTGGAAGGACATTTAATGAGCACAAAGACTCCAAGGCTGGGTCTCACAAAGCCTGACGTCACGGACGAGACTGTTCAGACTATTAAGGACTTGGCCAAGAACTTCGACCTACTGGACGCTATGTTTCCAGTGGGCGCGATTTATCAGAGCACCAAGCCAACTGACCCATCTACGTTTCTTGGCGGTACATGGCAAGCGTTAAATGGCGTGTTCCTCTTGGCGCAGTCGCAGAAGTTCCCCGCGGGTTCAACAGGCGGCGAGGATACTCACACGCTGACTATCAATGAAATGCCAAGCCACAGCCACGACACTTCCATGCACTATGGCACGGACAATGGCGGCGGTAGCCAGTGGACTGCGCGCTCGGCTGATACGTACACCAATTACCGCTTCCAGGTTGATGCGGTCGGCGGTGGCCAGCCACATAACAACATGCCACCATATCGCGCTATCTATATGTGGGAGAGGGTGGCTTAAATGTATGTGCTGACTTATGCGGGAAACGTCATTCATGATCCACGTGAGGAAGGCGTGCAGATTTCAGTCGGTAAGCTTGTAGAAGAGTCGGGGCAGTCTCCGACTCTTTCTTTTACCGTGCAGCCAACACACCCACTCTGGCGCGCATTTAATCGTGAATCGGTCATGAACACCGAGCGCGAGATTGAGCTCACGGAACATGAGACACAGAAGATTCTTTTCCGTGGTCGAATCCGTAAGGTATCGATGTCCATGAACGGATCTATTGATGTCACCTGCGAGGGCGCTATGGCGTACCTCAATGACACCACGGTTCGCCCATATAAGACGTATGACACCGACGAGATTGATTGTGAGATTAACGCTCCCGCCAAGGCTGGCGAGTTGTTCGAGTGGTTCATCGAGCAACACAACACGCGCGTGTCTAACCGATGCGAGAAGTTCAAGGTAGGCATTAACGCTGGCGTTAACTTCGGCGCGCTTCAGCGTGGCACCGGCACACGTCCGACCACACTGAAGGAGATGCGCGAGAAGCTCACAAAGCTCTGCGGCGGTTATTTCCGCGTTCGTTATGTGGGCGAGGATAACTACCTCGACTGGTTGAACGCAGATGGTTCAAGCGAAGCCGCTCAGTCTGTAGAGCTTGGCCAGAACCTTCTTGATCTAAACACCGGCGCGGACGGTAAGGACATCTACACGGCCATCGTGCCTGTAGGAAAGACCGGCGAAGGCGAGGACGAGAAGGATGTAACCATCGACGACGAACACGCCTACGTTGGCGGCGGTTATGACATTGTCGGCGACGCAGTTGTAGATACTGCAATGGCTGAACGCTATGGCGTTATCGAGAAGCTGATGGAGTACGACCATCTGAGCCAGCCACAAGCACTCGCAGACAAAGCAGTGGCTGACCTCGCCGCGGGCAAACTCTCTGATTCCATCACCGTAAGCGCTACGGACTTGCACTACGCAGACGCGACCGTTCAACAGATTGATTACTTGCAACGCGTCCAGGTTACAAGCGAGCCACACGGCATCGACCGCATGATGCTCTGTGTTGGTCGAACGATTAACCTTGTTGACCCAAAGGCCACGCGATACAGCTTCGGTGCAATAGAAGGCACGCTGACCAAGAGTGGCACAACGTCCCAGGAACGCACGCAGGAAGCAACTGACAAGCGTTTGACCGCCCTTGCATCGACCACACGCAAGACTGTAGAAGACACCCACAAAACTACGGTTAAGGTCAAAGCAGTCGAGGAGAAGGCAGCGGCGGTCGAGAAGAAAGCTGATGCAGCAACAGAGAAGATTGCTGACGTAGCAACCACAGCAACGGCGGCGGCCGAGAAGGTCGAGACTGTTGCGGCTAAAGCTGAGAAGGCAGCAGAGGAAGTGAGCCATGTAGCCACAGACGCAGCAAACGCAAATAACACAGCAAAGGAGGCGAAGACCATGGCAACGGAAGCAAACAACAAGGCAGAAGAGGTAAAGGCAACGGTTGACAACTTGTCAAATGCCTTCTCGCATGATGCTGGCGGTGCTTATGTTGGTGATAAGACTAAGCAGTTTGTTTGGGTCAATAAAGATGGCGTTTGGCTCATGGACGGCAAGACTCTCAATGCATCTTTTACAAGTAGAAGAGCAAGTCTTGCAGGGGACAAGCTAATTATTGATGCAGACCAAACTGTTCTAAGCGGACTCTCAGGCGGCGAGAAAAAGGGGACCTTGCTTAGTTCCGACAATATTGGATTTAATGCAAAAGATACTGTGATGCTAGCTGGTAAGCAGATTCTTGCAACGATTGGCACTAATAACATTCTTATTAATAAGAATGGTTTACAGGTATCTGGCGCAACTATTAGCAACAATTACACCAAGCTAGACGACCTTATTAAGCTTCTGAAGTTTGTGCCCTGGACTGATATAGTCAACAATTCTTCTGTGCGTGTGCGCTACTGTGTTCGTGGCGGCGTGATGTATCTTGATTGCTTCTTGACTGGTGGATATCCAACATACACAACCACGGCACAGATTCCTAGTGACCTACTTCCGTCTAATGCTGGATATTATCCACTTGCAACGCAGAAGGGAAACAACACCGCCAAGATTTGGCTGGGTGCTGCTGGCGGCGGCGATGGCCATGTGTACTTCTACAACTATGACAGCGGTTATTGCTCTGGCGTGGTTCCTATCATTCCTAAGAGTCTCGAGTAGGAGGTGAGGTTATGAACCCACTAACATTCGAGCAGATTATTGCGACTGTCTCATTCTTGG